ATATTAGGTAACCCCGCCTCGACGGCTGTACCAACACTATAAGTACCACCTGCACCCTCGGCAAATTTGTCTCTCATGTCTGGCAAATTAAAGGTTGAACCTGTACCACCTGCAAAAGTGACATCATCGCCAGTAACTAAAGCTACTGACGTATTCCATGTGATATATGAGTTATTTACAAGCTCAGTGGCTTTTTTTACTGTCTGTGTTTCTACCAATGAACCTTTAAAATATGTGGTAACATCAAAACTTGATGCATCGCTTTCATTTGTTGCAACAGTTACTCTAATTGAGTTGCCATCTTCACCATCAAATACAGCTGTACCAAACTTTGATGTAGCATTGATACTATCACCTTTTCCGTAAAGAGTACCAATAACAGCAAATAAATCGCTATAAGTCGTACGTGATAATGTTGCGCCGTTACATAGTAAAAAACCTTCAGGCACCTTATCTCCGGCAATGGTTAATACAGCACCAGTCGGAACGTTAGACATTCTTTTTAGTAAATCTACAAGATATGCCTTTGTCACTGGATTATGATCTTGTACAGGTTCAGGAACAGTAACATCACCTGTAAGAACTGGTGATTCAAGATCTGCTTTTAATGCAAACTTAGCTAACAAAGTATCAGCTAGCTGATCAATACTATCCCTCGATGGAGTACCACCTAACTTCTCGATAGCATTTACAATTTCAGCGGTTACACTTTCAAACCATGCAGCACCAGGTGTAGAAGGAGGAATTGCTAATTCAGGTGAACCTGATGTAAAGTGCCCCTTTTCAGTTAAAGTTGATAACTTAGGTGCTGACTCTGCAGCATTTGCTTGCATGTAAAAATCCATAATATTTCTCCGTTATAATTCTGATTTACCATACAAAAAGATTACATTAGCGTGGCATGGAGCTAATGATTTAACCATACATTCAAACAACTGATCGCCCCATTCTGCCAGAGGTTGCGAAGCATCCCAGGCTGTTGTAAATTCTTTCTTGTTGTACTTATCAACAGTAATTGTCATAAAGTAAGCTTTCCACTCATCGTCATACAATGCTTGAGAACAATTAGAACGAGTTGTAAAAGTGTTAAAGTTTTGAATACTTACATTTTGATAATCTAGTGAGCGTGCGATAAGAGCAACTAACTCACCAAAGCTCATACCAAGAGTTGCTATTTTTGTAACAAGAACTTTGCGGTATAAGTCAATGCTTGGATTATCTATGCTTTTTAAACATTCATCTGGAATACCCCATTGAGTAAACCATTCAGACAAAGTTATTTGTGCATCTCGAGGATCACTCTCATCAATCAGTTTTTTAATTAAAGCATCAATTTGAGCAAATTCTTGCGCTGCAACATAAAGCATAGACATTAAAGTTGTATGGTCGTCTAGTTCCCACGCTGGTCCTCGTGGCAACAAAGCTTTCATAGCCTTGTAATAATCATCTGTACTGTAGCCTAATCGTCCTCTTGCCATGATATTTCTCCTACCGTAGGAAGATACTGGGTGCCTTGAGCCTGAATATCTAATTTTGGTTCTACAATTACATGATCAATTTCATCTGTAAGCTTTGAGATTGCCAAGTTAAGATGAGATAGATAGATTTTTCCACCTGGCACAGATTCCTCTTTAAAGACATCTCTAATAGCTTGTTCAGCCTGTTCACGCATTGTGAGGTTGTTAGGCTTGATTTTTAGTTTGAAGTTGAATGGTTGAGGAACAGGGGCAACAACAAACACAGTAGCCATAATGTTTGACATTAGATCTAAATGCTGCTGTACCTTACTGATAAGCTCGCTGTCAGGTAAATTCATGTTATCGTCTAAGATACGCATGGTAACTGTATCTTTGCCCTGTTCTTGAGGATAGCACCATGCCTGTCCTACACCTTCCACCTCACGGCACCAGGCAATATAATCATCCTTAGTGCCTTGCCTTGGTGGATTCTGTGTATGCTCTAAAACACGCGCTCTTAAGCTATCATCAGTTTCAGTATCTGTACCTCCAGTGATCTCACCTGTGGTCACAGCATTGATTACTCCAACTAGTGGAGTAGGAAGGCTAAGTTCAACATTTTTTGAGATGTTATAGATTTGTCCTGCTTCTAATGCTCTGACAGTTGCAACACCTTGTGAATCAGGGCTAGATATTGTTTCATACTGTAGACCGGTGTCTGTCTGAATGACTGTGTGCAGAGGAATGTCAGACACATTTTGAGCATAGCTAAATTTAACAAAACCTTTAGCTTTAGTTGCCTGTTTTCTAGACAATCCCCAAATAGATGCAATTCTCTCAAGATAAGAAACTTCACAGCTATCTATAAACAACTGCCTACGTCCATATTCAATAGCTGAATACAAGCTGTGAGCTACACTTGAGATGATTGTTTTAAAAACAACAATGTCAGAGCGTCTTAGCTGAGTACTATCAAGCCTAGAGGTTGTTTCATTATCAACTCTGTCTTTGATTTCCTGTAGAGTAGGTCTAATCGTTGCCATTTAATATATCCTTAATCTCATAAGATGTTTTGCCATGTTCTTGTTCTAGAATTACAGATAGGTTAATGCGGTTAGGATCATTACTGTCGCGCTCTACTGATACTGATACGTCCGTACAAATTCCATCTTCAACCAACCATTGAAGAGCATCATCTGCCATTTCCTGAGCTCTTAATAGAGTTTCAGATGTGATCTTGCTTCTTAATAGTTGCCAGAGCTTTGAACCTATCTCATCTTCATTAAGAGAATCGCCCCACCATCCCTGTTTACCAAGCTCATGATCATAATCATCACTATCATCAGCTCTGCGCCACGAAAACAATGAGATAATCACTGCCCTTGTTAAGGAATCTTGCATATCAGCTTGAACTAAACTGCCATTAAGAAATAACTTCATTTTTAATTTTCTCTAATTGTCTTGGACACAAATGGCTTGCTGAGAAGTCAAAAACAATAATCTGTTCATCAGTTTTAAACATTAGAGCAGGTACACCTACAAGAGGGGATACATCCGTACAGGCATAAAAAAAGCCATTCCATTTTACGGAACAGCTTTTATTCTCTATTTGAGCTTTTAATGTATGCCATTTATGACATCGAAAGATATGAATTAACCTTTCGTGAGGTGGAGTTGATTGCATTTTAATTTACCTTGGTGCAGATGTACTGCCACCACTATCACCTGTGTGAATATGCGATTTAAGACTAATTGAACCGGCTGTAGTATCTCCATCAGAGTGGATAGATCCTGTAGTGGTGTAATCCCCCTGTGTTTGCTGTATGTTACCTGTGATTTGAGCACCACTACCACCGCTAATAACCATACCGCCCTGACCTGTAATCAGTTGAGTGACAGTTAAAGGACCATTGATGGTATTTTGAGGACAAGTAACTACGGTGCTTGTAGATGCTTTAACATTAACAGTGTCAGCCGTTACATTAACCGCACTGTCAGCTTTAATGTTGATATTGGCGTTTGAGGTGATGTTAATATCGCCTTTTGTGTGGATGTTGATAGGATCATCAACACCATCAATATCGATACAGTCACGCTTCAGATAAATATGGCGTTTCTTATCATCATAGATCACCACTTCACCGGTTTTTAATGACTTAACTCTAAAACGTCTGTCTGCCACACACATAACAAAGCCTAACTCGTGACTTTCATCTGTGTAAAATGTAATGGCATCTGCTTTCTTATCAGTATAAGGTTCTGACGAAAAGCCATAAGGCTCCATGTGCTCAACATCTTGACGAACTTCACCGCTCTGATGTTCTACCTGAAGTTCTCTTAACTCATCGTCATTTTTTGAGATGGTTACTGTACCGCGCTCAATATCTGCTGCCATTTATGCACTCATAAAATTTTGCTTTTTGTTAATCCATGAAAAATCAGCTGAAGAGTTACTACTTTTCTTGATAATGACCTTTTTAGGATCTTCTTTGTCATTCTCAGTCTCTAACCTCCAGCCATCAGGAGGTATTACATCAAGTGTAGTAGTCATACCTTCGTTTTCAGTCAGATTAAACACCACGCGAGTAATTAAAAACTTTTGTGATCGTTGAGTATCGATGCCTAAAAAATCATCTTTGATATCAACCAAAGAGTTAATCTTCCAAAGTTTTCCTGTAGACTGTCTCCAGCCTTGAACTTTATATGTAATCTTATAAAACTGAGATAAATAATAATCTCTGTCACCTTCAGCTGTAACTTTGCATTTTGCTGTATCTGCTGCACCTTGAACTTTCTTTGTTAAAAGACGAGTTCTGGATACATTATCATCTACAGCTGTGTAATTATGGCTACTTGCATCATGTCCTGTTTTGCCGGTTACACCTTTATCTTGCCCTACAGCTCGATAGTATTTATAAATCTTACTTGCATCAAAGCTGGCATCACCTGTAAGAATATTCTGACCGAGTACTAAAGCATCATCAGCTGTGAGCTTGCCTTTTTCAGTAACTACAAGATCACCTTTTTCATTACCGTAAAAAAGCAAATTCTCTGTAGATGTAAGGTTTTGTAGAGCTTTTAATACGGTGTCTTCATGCTTTGCTGAGAAGTTACGCTTCTTAGTTAAAGGCTTTGTTTCATTAACAAGCTTAATACCATAAGGCATGATTAGCTGAGCAATAATAGTTTCTAGAGCTACATTCTTGTACTCTGTTGCAGCATTCTGAGGGCAACTTACATAGTTTGAATTTGAAGTATTAGGCTTTTCATAAGAGATATTAGGATCATCGACCATTACAGTGCAGTCGATTAAATCACAGGTTTTACTGCGTCCGGCAATACCCACATTTGCAGAGGTTGCAGAATAGCTTACAGGAGTTTGTTCAATGTAACCAGTGAGGACAACGTCATTTCCAATTTTTACTTGAACTACTTTACCTACATCAATTATTTTTCTTAAAGATGTTGTTTTAGACACTATGCCTACAGAAAAAGCAGGACTGATCGTATTTAATTCGGTGGTAATACTAAAAGAGGTCCATTTTGTATAAACTGAACCTCCTATGGTTAAAGATACTTCATTATCATTATTCATTTTTACTCACAGATTATATTTTTACCTTCGTAGTAACATTCTCTAGTTTTGCCATCAATAGTCATGTCAAAAACTTCAGGCTGAGATCTAATAATGCGTTTCCAATCAGAGCCTTTTAAAGTATTCATATCTTTATTAAATCGTTCTTTTGCCAAATCTCTATTTTTATAAGTATCTTCTAATGTAGGTAAACTATAGTAATCATCAGCAATCGCCCATGCAGAAGAGCTAAACAACCCTAAGGATACAATGGTAATCAGTAATATAACCAACCTTTTCATATAAATCTTGCCTTACTCCATATCTACTCACAAATTATGTTTTTGCCTTCGTAGTAACACTCTCTTGTCTTACCATCAATGGTCATATCAAACACTTCAGGTTGAGATCTAATAATTCTCTTCCAATCTGATTTGGCGCTATCTTGTAGCATTTTTTCAATTTGTTCCCTTCCTCTGTTAGGATGTTCTTTGACATAATCATCCCATGAAGGCAATTCATTCACTCCCTCCCAAATAGCATATGAAGGAATACTGAATAAACCTAAAGATAAAGCAAATAAAGCGATAACTAACTTTTTCATATAAACCTCACTTATCTTTTAATCCAATTATAGGTTCAAAAAACTTAGTGAAGAATTAGAAAAGAGCTATTTTCTTGATACGGTAAAATTACCTACTGGCATAAAGAGAGGGTTGATAACATCATTACGCTCAGCTATCTCATCAGCTCTAGTTGAGTCGCCATATTTGTCATAAGCTAGAACAAATGAAGGCTCACTTTGTTTTAGAGTTACAGTCTCAATACCAGAATCACCGTTAAGCATTTCTGTTAGATACTTGTAAACAGCCACGTAACTGTCAACCAAATCAAGATAATCCTGATTGTCATCTGTACCTTGAATTAGCATCTCAGCATCAATGGCATCTAACAGATTATTTCTAATCTTAAGAATTTGCTCATCTGATAAAGTTTTCTTGCTGTTACTGTCAGTATCAACATCATTATCTTCACCAATCATGCTGATAGCACCCATAGCATTAGCTATAAGTACAAGTCTGAAATTCTTTTTAATTTCATCTACAGCTTCATTTATTCTCTCTTTGTCTGAGAGTTTTTTAGATGTTCCTGTTGATGATGCTACATTAACTGGCTTTAATACTGGTAAAGTAATAGCATCTGTACACTTGATAGAAGCTAATTTCCAATCAGTAGTTGATTGAGCATACTGAGATAAACCTAAGGCACCAAGAAGACTAGATCTTGCCTGTTCCTTCTTGTTGTACAAAGAAGTAGCTATGTCATGCCCCATTTCTAAAATGTCGTTACCAAGATTAAACATCTGGGCAAACTGACAGGAAGATAATACTGCAGCACATGAGTTTATTTGACTGGTTACATCATCAACAATTCCGGCTATTTTATCAGGTGTCCAATCGCCAAAAATTTTTGCATATAAAGCATCTGCTTTGCTTAAAAGCTGATTTGCCCATGATGTAATTTTCTTTGTGCTTTCATTACCTGCTTCTAAAAAAGTAAGTGTAAAAGTACAAAATCTTTTAGCTCTGTCATAAGTAATGCTAGGATTATCAATAGGTGTTACTTCAAGAGAACCTAACCATGGATGTACCAGTTTTCCATGATTGGCACGTCTGTCAGTGCCTACTTGTGATTCAATCTTATCAATCAGCCTTTTTGAGCGATCAATAAAATCATCACCTACAATAAAGCCTTGAATAGAAAACTGTCTTGTAGCTTTTCCAAGATCTTCAACATAAGAGGTATCTCTTTGAGGAAACTCATGTGTTACAGTTCTTCTACCAAAAGATAGGGTTGCTGAATCAACATCAAATCGAATCCCCTCATAAGAGGCTTCTCTTAATGTCTTAACATTTAATAAACTCATCGTGTCACGCCTGTGTCAGCCATTACAGAGGTATTAAGAGAAGCACCAGTAGTACGCTCATGCTCAACTTCAGCCTTTGAGTTTTCATCTGTTTTAATTCTGACAATAACCTCTGATTTATTTTCACCCTGGATAATTGTCTGACCTAAAGCTGATGGTTGTCTCATAGGTTCATTGAGTATTCTTGATGTGCGTTCTGGCATTTGAATAGATGCTGTTTGCGACTGTTCTGTATCATCATCTGATGAGAAGAAACCTGTAGCTTTATTCCACAGACCTACCGCGCCATCCTTTAAAGATGATACTTTTTCCATAGCTGAGGCAAATGGCTTAAAGAAACAATCTTTGATTTGTTCCCATAAATCAGAAAAGAAACTTACCAAGTTCTTAAAACCATCTTTTAACTTATCAGGAAATGCAAGTAAACCATTCCATTCATCTGATATAAAAGAACACAGCTTACTGAAAACTGAGCTAACCGCGTCATATACGCTTTTAACTACAGCCATAACGTCATCAGCTGAGATACCCCATAAACCTAAGTACCAATCAAAGAAAGCACCTACAGCCTGTTTTACATTCTGCCAAACGCCAGTAAACCAAGTTACAACCTCGTCCCAGTGCTTGTAGAGTTGATAACCGCCATAAATTAAACCACCGATAGCTGCAACAATAGCTCCTACTATTAACACAATAGGATTAGCCCAAAGGGCAGCAGAGAGACTTACTATGGTTGGTATCAATGACAGCATCGCTTTACCCACGCCCATAATGGACGCAATGACCTTTACTCCATAAAGTGAAGCTACAGCCACTCCTACAGTTTTTAAGCCACCCAGGGCATTAAATACTTTGGCTGAGGTTTGGAGAAACTTTACAAAGCCTGCCACTACTGATTTAAGATCAATGTCTTTTAAGGAATCAGCAAAGTCCTTAATAGCATCAACAATGGTAGTTGCAATCCACTCTCTATTTTTTGCAATCCAATCATTAAAATCATCAAGCAAAGGTTGAAGTATTGGAAGCAACTTACCACCAATAGCATTCTGCAAGCCTTGTGTAGCATACCTGGTGCGTGTCAGAGAGTCGCCAAACAATGTAGCGGCTGCTACATCTTCTTCCCCCATAATGACACCGAACTTTTCAGCTTCTTTACGTTGTGCAGCTAAGCCTGCTGAACCATCATTTAAGGTTTTGATTAAGCCTTGACCTGACTTACCAAAGAACTGAGTAGCAATATAAGCTTTCTGTGTTGCAGTTGTCTGAGACTTAATTGCATCTGCCACCTCTGGCATTAACTGTGCAGCATCTTTTAACTTACCATTAGAATCTCTCATAGAGATGCCTAAACGGTTCATTAAACCTACTAAGTTCTTATTAGAACCGTTAGCAGCATTTGCCATGTTCTTATTTAACATAGCAATTGCGCTGTCCATTTGAGACGCTGATGAACCTGATTGATCTGCAGCATATCTGAATGCCTGAAGTGCATCAGATGCAATTGTCAGATTGCGACTGGCATCATCTACAGCGCCACCATAAGACACCATTGAACCTATAGAGTTTTTAACAATGGCAGCCGCTGATGCAAATGCACCTGCTATAGGTAGTGCTGTAATTGAACCTAATCCTTTTAACTCATTACCAAGTCCTTTAATTTGACGAGAAAAAACACGAAACTCTTTTTTGATTTTAGAAAGAGCAGGTGTTGCCTTGTCCTGTGCAGATACAACAACTTTGTTTTTAACTGTCTTGCCAGCCATATTAACGTTCCTTGCGCATTTGTTTTATTTGTTCTTGAATACGCTCTGTTTGTCTACCAAGTTCTAACAAATCGGTTATAGAGCGCTTTTTGAGTTGAAAAGGATCAAGATGCCATGAGTAAGCTAAGTTAAAGAGCCAGTTACTGATCTGCTCCAAATCTCCGCAGCCTGCTCTTTTGAGGCTAGAAAAAAAACAGCTAAACCATTCTTAAAGGTTTCCATGTCGTGGAATGAGATCTTCTTGACGGTTGATGGAGGTAAATTAGAGAGCTCTTTTGCCCACTGATAAACCTTTTTTGCATTAAACTGTAAGTTACCATCATTATCAATGATGTATGGATAATTCAGTTTCTCTAAAAGTTCTACAGTAGGTTCTTGAAGTTCTAACTCAGTTATTTCTTTGTCAGAGTTAGGGGTCTTAATTGGTGTTGTCAGTTTAAATAACATATTTGTCTCCTAAAACCGCCCATTACAGGCGGTTATATTTAGCTCCAGTTGCAATCCTTGCCTTTAAAGGTAATTGAAGTTGTACCATCAATTGCATTGCCTGTGATGTCGCCTTCAACATAAGCACCTGTCAGAGTGTAGACAGTGCCATTAGCTAGTTCTGCAACAATAGTTAAATCGTCACTTTCTACTAGTTTTTGTCTTGGAAACTCAGGGGATAAAATACAATCAATGTTTAAAAAAGGAGTGATCCTTGTTTCTTTGTAGCCGGCAGGGCCATTAACACCTTCAATAGCTTCTCTTTTAATTTTTGACAATGGATATTCACATGAGCTTTGGATTTCAAGTTGCTCACCATCCACTTTGACATAACAAACGCCTGATACACGTGCCATGTTATTCTCCTTTTAATCTGTAGATGAATACTGTAAACGGAACTGAGCTTGCAACGCAAAAATACGCAACTGATTTACAAGATCAGGAGGTAGCAGTACGTTAATTCTGTTAACATCGTTTGCATCGCGTTCTACGATTAGATACTTAGCAAACAAATCAGCATTCTCAACTAAGCCTTCCTCTTCCATCTTCTGATACTGAGCGATTAACTCTGACTTAATAACAGAAGGAGTAACAATAGCCTGACCTGCGCCATATCTTGTACCGTCATTAGCTAACTTATGACGTGGATACTTTGAGGTAATAGCTGTCTTTAAGCGCGAGATAATCTCAGCTAAGGTGTACAGAGTTGTTGAATCAAGATAGCTGTTATCAGCGTCACCAAAAGAGTTAAACTGATAGGTTGTAATGGCTCTTTGGATCATCACGGTGCCACTCTGCTGATATAAAGTAGCAATGCCATTTGATAGCAGAGTATTCTGCTCATTAAAGCCAAATCTGTCTTCAATAGATGGAGCTAACAAACCTTCTAATGGACCTGTCTGTAAAGGACGAGCAGGATCATTAGTGTAGTAAGATGCAGCACGACCTAAGATTGCGCCTACAACTTCTAAGGTTAGGTTAGGATTGTTTTCTTCAATACCAAACAAGCTTACATGTTGGTCGTTTCTTGTTTTACCGAAAGTAACTAATGATCCAGCATCACCACGCTTAGCAGTAAAGATATGACCGAACTGCATGCGAGAGTAAGCCCAACGTCCTGTAGAGTCCTGCATTTCCTTCTTGTAAGCATCTAATGCTGTAGATGAGGAATCAGGGCAACCGATGAACCAGAATGTTTCAGTTTCGACGGCTTTAAATGCTTTTGCATAGTCAATCTCACCAGTACCACCGCTCATTGCTGTAATAGTAAGTGAAATGCCGGCAATGTCTTCTTCACCACCTGTAGCACCCTGTCTGTTAGTGGCTAACAGAATGTCGTTACCATACAGACCTACAGTTTTTGCTGTCAGTTTAATTGCTGTAGCATTTTCTGTGTCTGTAGTTGATGTAGATGCTGTAATTGGAAGATCTTTATTAGCATTGATTGCATTGATTAGGTCTGTAGCAATATTTGAGGCTAAGGTACCGCTTGCAACTGTTACTGGCACTTTAGTAGCACCTACGTAAAAGGCAATAGTACCTGATTCAGTTGCTATACCTTTTAACTCTACAGCTCCAGTTGCTGGAGTGCCTGTTACGGTCATTGGCAAACACCAAAGCTCTGTAGAAGTATTCTGATCCTTAAAAGCTGTAACAGCTAAGGTTAAAGGCGCACCACGTCCAAACTTAGTCATAGCCTGTGACTGTGACGAGATTAGAGTAGGTTTACCGTCTGTAGCTGTGCCATCAGTTTTCTGACCAATTAACAGCGCCTTTTTAGCAGCAGTTGCTGTATTTGCCATCGAATTATCGACCTCTGCATAAAATAGAGGCACTCTGATATTTGATGGAATATGATTAAATGAAATAGACATTTAATTCTCCTAGTACCATTACCATAAATCTTTAAATTTGAATTGAGCATCAATTTGACCATCTGGCTTATCGCCATGACCAATCACATCAATACCGCCTTTAAACTCGTCCGATACAGTCGCATTTAGCTCATTAAACTTGCCTGTATTTTCTTCTAGCTCATCAGGCTGTCTTGTATCCTTTTGACTTATTTCATAAGTGCACTGCAAATCAATTTGAACAGCTAAGACAGGCTCTTCAACCTTAAGCACACTGTATTTTTGATAAGAATAAATAGCCATGTTGTCGTCTGGTATTGGCGACCATGAAAGCAGAGCTTTTAAAATCTCGTTTTTTAAATCCTCAGCCTTATCAAAAGCGCTTTGTCCTCGTCTGTCTTCTTGTGAATTAACAACAATTAAGACACCAACAGTTGAAGTAATATTCTGCAGATAAGAGTTTGCTGACATCTGCTCTACTTCAGCAACTTCTCCTACCATGGTGACATATGCAGCAGGTAACTTCTCAGGACGTAAGTTTTGCAATTGCATGGGACCTGTAAAAGCAAATACCCTGCTATTAAATGAGGGGCAACGCTTACGTATGGCTTCAATAGTAGTGTTTAGCTTCATTTATCCCCACCCTTTTAAGCCTTTCATTAAAGCGTCTGATACAGCGTTTAAACTTTCTTCTTTTAACTCATCACCGGAATCAACAACCGCATCATGGCGTGGTTTTAAGGTTCCATCTTTACGACCATACATCAGTGGTGCTGGGTACCAGAAAGGAAAATCTTTGAATGAATCGACTTGAACTCTTACCCAGTACTTACCTTTACGTTTAGACAGATGAACTTTTACAGCTTTGCGTAATCTGCCTGACTGCAAGCGTGGATAAATCACACCTTTACGGTTAGAAAGTTTCTTTTTAGCTGTCTTTTGAATACTTTTACCAACATCTCTTAAAGCTGATTTAATGATCTTTGAATCAAAATCATCAGCTTGAAGTTCTTTTGGTATCTGCACTGAAAAGCTGACAGGAATACCGATGCTACTCATCTAGCATTACTCCTAAAGGTGTGCCCTGCTCTGGTCTGTCTATACCAAGTTCTTGAGCTTCAATCATGGTAAAACGACCACGACCGTTACAGTCAGTTACTCGTACTGGCATATAAGCTCTATCTTTAAAGCGTATATACACACCATGTTCAATATTTATAGGCTCTGTCTTGCCCTTAATAGTTCTTATCCAAAAGCGATGAGTTGCTTTTTGTTCTGTCTGAGAACCTAACCAGTAAGCTGAACCTGTAGGCTCAATCTTTGCCCATACTTTGCAAATGGTTGTATCTTGTGAAACTGCTGCTAACTCCTTGGATGGAATGTCTACTCTTGAGAAGAGTTCAATGCGCTTGTTTAATTCACCTGACAAAGGCTCTGATACGCTCATTACTCGTCCTCATCGTTGTAAATAATGAAAGGATCTAAAAGATGCTTCCAAAAGACGACTAAGCCTGATTCATCAGACAGTTCTCTATGAGAGTAAAGATCACCTACGTAACAAAAGATAAAGCTCTTTACTGTAGGTGGTACTTCTTCAACTGTTTTAGCTAATGCGTTCTTGTCATTTCTAAAAATAACTTCTCGTTGCATGATGTGCTCAGCCTGTTGAGTTGCTACTAAGATGTAGTGCTCTAACAGCTGATCTTCAAAATCATCATCAATTCTCAGATGCGCCTTAATTTCTTCTAATGAAACTGGAGCTATTGGAGCTGAAAGTTGAAAAGACATTTTTAGAAATCCTATAAAAAAAGCCCTCAATTAAGAGGGCTAAGTAACTACAAGTAAGTGTTATTTGGTTTTAACAGCTTGTGTCTTTACTGACTGAGAGTTAACTGGGTAAGCTCCAGTCACCAGCAAAGATTGCTAATGGATTCTCTACAGCAAAGCCTAAACGGCGATTTACACGGAAGGTGTAAAGCATTGACTTGAAGTTTTCACCATCAGAATCGGAAATTCTGAAATCTAATGCTTCACGGTCGTAGATAGTTGCACCTAAGGTGAAGTTACCTAAGATGTACTTTCCTGCTGCTACAAATGGAGTAGTCATTACAGGTAAGCCCCATAGGTTCTTAGTAGCTAGAAGCTGAGGACCGCCTAAAATGTAATGACCATTAGCATCCTTTAATAGAGCTAACTGTGTCCAATCGTCTGGGTTTAACAGTAAGCGCTCTGGCACAATGTACTGTTTTTCAAACTCAGTTTTTAAGAGCAGAGCAAAATCAAGTAAGGTTGCAACTGACTTAGGTAATTTACCCTGTACAGCTGTAGTCTTATCGGTAAAGTTACCTTCATGTAGCAGGCCACCTAACTGAGTTGAGGTACCGTTACCATTGACAAGCTGATTCTCAACTTTGAGTCTTAACTTATACTGCATCTTAATTTCAATGAATGCAGCTAAAGCAGCCTCATTGGTAAGTAACTGATGAGTTACTACGGTATATGCACCAATATTTACACAATTAGCAGTATGTAAAGTAGAGTTAGTTACAGTAGTTTCGCCTAACTTCTCGCCTTCAGCTACGATCTTAGAACCATCAGTTACAGCGCCTTCCTTAGTATATTCAATTGCATCTACAGATACAGGAATGTGAGGAATTAACTGCTCAATCTGTAATGGCTGATCAGGCATTGTAACCATACCTGCCTGATAAGCAGGTGTAATGGTATTACGTGTAATTGAGTTTGCTGCAGGTGACTTATTGATAGTATCTGCCTTGGTTGAGATCTTAAAAGTAGCAGTGCCTCCCTGATAATTCTTAATTGCTTCATGAGCTGCTACTTTCTGACCTAAGCTTTTTACTTCATTAGTTGCGTTTAGTGCCTTAGTATTCTTATCTAAAGCCTGAGTTACATCAGCTAAGGACTTAGACAGTTCTAACTGCTTATCACCTAACTCTTTAACCTTATCCTCAAAAGCTTTTAAAGATACTTTACCGTTTTTCTGCTCTTCCTGGACATTCTTAATTGACTCTTCTAAGCTGTCAAGGGACTTAGAGATCTCATTTACTGCATCTGACATTATTCTGTCTCCATAATTTTGGTTAATCTGCTTAATCTTGCAGAAATATCTTTTAGGTTTAGCTGTTTCTCGTCAGAATCTCTCTGAGTTGCAAATAGCTTTTTAGCTTGACTTACTAAGGTCAAACTTTCTTTTTGTGAAGCTCCTAAATCCCTTAGTGCTTTCTCAAAATCTCTTACAGAGTTGATACTCTCAAAATTCTTACAGGCGATGATCTGCGCTTTCTGATCGCATGGAATACCAACGATTGAAATCTCGGGTAAACGAGCTACAGATTTAATAATTCTGATGTCGTTATCATCATCCCAATCAACGTCTTTATCTGTAAACATTAAATGTACAGACAGGCCATTTAATGAACCAAACTTAACAGCGCTGTACACCTTCCTAGCTTCTTCAAGTTCTAAGTTTAACTGCCCTTTTACCTTTAAGCCTTTTTCATCTACAGACATCTCAGTCCATTTGCCAATAGGAACACCAAAGGTGTCATGATTAAAGAACATCTTCGGCAAAGTTCCTAATACTTTGTTGTATGCTGTAGGAAGGATGGTGTCGCCTGATGAATCAATAGATCCAAACACTGAGGCATAGCCTTCAATCACTCCTGACTGTTCCTGATCATCGAGAGCTTTCAGCTCGGAATGAGTAAGCTGTAGCTCTTTTAACTCTTCAATATTCATTGCTTAACTCTCTTATTGTTGAATTGGTCGTGTTGATATTGGTGTTTGTGGTGTCTGTGTAGGATTTGCTGTACCTAACATTGATAAAGGCTGTAAGTTATTCTGTGCTGTTAAGATGTCACCATTTTTAACAGGTGCCAAACCTTCTTCAATACGAACTTCATTTCTTGTCTTCCATCCGTTTTGTACAGCCTGAGCATTAACCTGTGAGCGAACTTGATCGTTAGCTCTGTTAAGGAATGACAATCTGAATGACACCTGATGATTTACTTTCTCTGAGATACAAGGCAATCTTTTCATAATTGCCTGCTCAAGAGAGATGCACATCGGCAAAATAGTTGACTTATAAAAGTTTGCTGTGACCTGCTCAAGGTTAGATCCTGGCGCACCACCATCAGAATTTATGAGGGCAGAAGGAACGCCATACCAACGGCAAATTTCCTCTACAGTAAACTCTCTGATTTGTAGCAACTGCTGCTCTGCAGGTGATAAAGAATAAGACTGAAACTTGATATTAGATGGCAGTACAGGATTACCATCGCGCTCTCTGGCTTCATTAAACGCTTTGGCAATATCTTCTTTCTGCTTTGGATTTAAATTAGCCTCAGCTGTCAAAATACCTCTTATCTTACCTTTGGTTGCAAAGACATCGATAGCAGTTGATTGAGCTTTAATCGATTCATCTACAGAGGCTAGCATATAGTCAAGCTTAGATAAGCCCATTATGCCGTTACCCATACATTTCCAATGTAGAATGTCTCTTGATTTGTAATCTACATACTGATCACGCTTGTTGTAGTATCTGTAAGTCAAATCACCATTATCATCCATGAACACCTGCATCTGGTCAGAGTTTAAAGGATAGATAGCTTTGACTGTCTTATCAGTTTTACGAGAGATTAAAGCATAAGCATTACCTCTTAATGCCCAGTTTAAAGTTAAGGTTTGAATAACTTCAAACGGTGTCATGTCGTAGTTTGGAGATATAGATAAAATCTCATGCAGATTACATTTTGTATCACGAGAGCGTGAGCCGTCCTGATTGATTAGATATACATCACATGGAAGCGATGCCATGGTACGAGCGAGCAAGTCAATACAGGCATACACTGTAGATACCTGTAAAGCTTGCTCAGGTGTTGGCTTACTTGCTGTAGGAACAGCAGCAACCATAGGAGCGTTGTTTTGCCAACCTCTTTTGTCAGCTGTTGGTGTAAACGAATTTCTAATCCACTTAAAAAAATTCATTTGTTGTTCCTAAAAAATTAAAGGCGCATCATTAGAGGTGTGTCCATCCGAGTAACCATTCTCAACATCAAGAAGTAAAGCCTGTTTCATCGCCATGATGAGAGCAACCATGCCATCAATCTTGTTGTCAGGTGTTTCTTTTCGAGGGTAAACGTTATCTTTAGCATCCATGTGAGCCACAAGGTTAGATGCCATCCATTCAAGTACAGGGTTACCGTCTGTATGTAAACGCTTTTGATAGCAAAGCGCCTGTACTTCTTTCATTGGCTCTGAGAAGTTAGCTACAGTAGGTTTTAGCTCAACCATCTGTATGCCGTCATTCATCAGATTGGATGCTAACTGATAGGCTTGCCATGGGTCGAAAGCTATAGCCAAAGTATCAAAGCGTTGGCTGTCCTGAGCTATGTAATTTTGAATTGATTCAAGATCGTTAATTGCACCATCTGTAGTATGAATAAGATCTTGTTTTGCCCATGACTTGTATTGAGAGTTTGCTGAGCTTTGAATCTTATCATCAGGAAGCCAGAACTCTGGGAAGACATAGTAATGAACTTTGCCATCGTCTTCGGTTCTAAAGAACAACCTTACGAGGGCAGTGATGTCTGTTTTAGCTGCAAGATCTAAACCGTAGATGCAATACTCACCTTCAAAATCTTCAAGTGTCATCTCAGGTCTATAGCACTCACGCCACTTAGACATCTGAAAGAAGGCGCTGTCAGCGTTACACCAAACACATAGATGTTTGGTTTTATAGTTATTCTCTGCAGCAGGATCAGACAAAGCCATTGAAAGGTTAGCTAACACTGCTTTAGGCTGTACTGAGATATTCCAGTTTGGATTAGCTTTAATTAAAGCCTCTTCTGTCTTCCAATCGTCACCATCATCTATGGTGTAGATAATTCCAAACTGAGATTCTTCAGTTGCGCTGCCATCTAAGATCTTGCATACGAAACGGCGCACTTCCATACAGATACCGGTTAAATTAAAACCGGCTGTAGTAATACACCATAATATTGGCTGTGAGCGCTTACCGATAGATGTCTTTACAACATCGTATACTTCACGTGTTCTGTGAGCATGTAACTCATCAATAATGCCACAGTGAGTATTCAAACCATCAAGGGTAGTACCATCTGCTGATTTAGCTTCAAATTTTGAGTTTGTGCCAGGCACTACCATGGATTTGGATAAAACACTTAAGCCAAAGCAATCTTTTAATGGCTGATTAGCTCTAGCCATAGCCTGAGCATCACCAAAAACGATCTTTGCCTGATCTCGTGTGGTAGCAAATGAGTAAACATCAGCACCTTTCTCATTGTCAGCACATAGCATGTATAAGCCAACACCTGATGACAATGCTGATTTACCATTACCACGAGGAACTTCAATATAAACCTGCTGAAAACGACGGAGATTGTTTTTATCTACCCAACCGAACACAGTCGTTAATATGAAGATCTGCCATGGTTCAAGTTTAATGTTCTCACCAGCTTTAGGACCTTTAACATGAGTAAGCGCTTCAATGAATTTGCATACTCTGCAAGCTAAGGTTATATCAAAGTGATAAGCCCATGACTTTCTTTTTAAATCTTTTACTTGTCTTTGACAGGCTTGTTTTACGTATCTACAGGTAGGTATCTTATTGCTGAGCACATCTTCAATGTACTTATTAGCAATCTTGATGTAATTACGCATAGTTACAAGTCAGCAAATGGGTTCTTATTCTCTGTTTTGGTATGGACGCTCACTTTAGAGCGCGATGCTGGAGTAAAACCAAGTTCAGTTAGATAGCCTCTCAGAATGCATTTAAGATCATTCTGCATTTTGAGCATAGGATGAGGTTTTGAAACGCCTAAGTTTTCATCAATAACAGTGGGACCTTCCCGATTTAAGATCTCTTGACACTCAATGATCTTTGCCATTGTGTCTGCCCAGCATGCAAATACTGAAAAATCTAGTGTTGTAAGCAACTCGTCAGGTGCTTGAGCTAATGCAAACACCCACAAGTCGCGTGCAGTTTTGGATAAAAAGTCAGGAGGTTCAACTGTGTTTAAAGCTTTCTTAGGAACAGGCTCATTAAAGTTTGTTCTACATGGCTGTAGAGTTCCCTGCAACTTCTTAATTGCTGTAGGTTTTCTAGGTCGAGCCATGATTTTTTATAACCGTTTTTTGATTTTGATAGCGATTTTTCGTGGCGACTGCCTAAAAAAAGTTTCCATTTTGCACGCGCGTGTAAAGAACTTACGGGGCGTTTCTAAAGCATCATGTTCAACTTTTTGACTCCCCCTCGGGGGCTAGCAATCGCTTACCAAGAGTTTCAGTAAATGTTTTCTTAGAATGACATGATTTGCACAAAGGTTGCCAGTTCTTTTCATTCCAAAAGAGAGCTTTGTTTCCCTTGTGAGGAATGATATGGTCAACTTCTGTTGCAGGTGTTGTCTTACCAAGCTTAGCGCACTCAACACAAAGAGGATGAGCAATTAGAAAAGCCTTGCGAGCTTTAAGCCATGTGTTGGTGTAGCCTAGTTTATGTCTTGAGCGTCCATCATAGTTGACTGTTCGCTTATGTTCAGCACAATAGCATGAACCTTGAACAGCATACTTATGACATCCGGCATATTGACATGGACGAGCAAAAGAACTTGGCATATGAACTATAATCTAATCAATAAACACAGGATAAATAACAAGGAGCAGGATCAATGCTACAAACCACAACATACAACACATCCTTGAACACAATGGTTGAGCTACAGCATTACTTAGAGAATTATTACTACTATCTACAGCGTGATATTGGAGAGCAGCAAATGTCTAAAGGCAAGACATTCATGTGGCTATCATCATTGATACTCACAGCATTGCTAGCTCTTTGTAAGTATCTGCCACAGCTTCACATCTCATCAGTAATCTTAGGAACACTATCAGCATTATCAGCTGTAGTAGCTCTGTTTATATGTCTGTATGTATTGGCGAGATATGAAACAAGCTTTAATTGGAACAAAGAGATGTATGTTGCCAATATCTACAAAAAAGGTAAGGTCACACCTGAGCGTGATCTTGAATTAAGACATTTCTGCATTGAAGATTATCAAGAGATGATTAAGTTCATTCAAACATCAGTAATTGATAAAAGAGCTAACTGCTTAAAGTACTCTGTATACTTCATCAGTGCATCAATAGTTTTTGGTTTGTTGTCTTTTATTCTTTTTATTTTATTAGGAGGTTCTATTTAATGTCTGAAGATAAACAACCAAGACAAGCGCCAATACCTTCAAAAGATTGGCATGGTAATAAAAAGAGTATTTAATTAAAAGCCTTTGTATGTGACAGCATATGAAGGCTTTATTGCAACGCGTTATATTTCTTACTTAACTCATTCCGCTCAACTGCAATCTCATCACACTTAGCTGAGAGCTTAAGTGCATACTCTGCAAGAGTTCTTCTGTCCTGTCTAAGCTGTCCACATTCACAGGTTGTTTTAACTTCTCCGGAAGAGGTGGAATTTGTGGACAGTGCTGTTTCACTGGTACTGCCACTGTCTGTGTACAAGCTGTTAGCATGTAACTTAGACATAGCAGCATTATACTTGTCTTTAATCTTGTTAATCTCATCTGTAGCCTCTTTATCAGCCTGTCTCTGCTGTTCCTGCCAATAGTGTTCTATATTAAGCTGCTTAACTGTAGCTTCGTGTTCTGCTTTTATAGCTTCAGTCTGCATTTGAGCAATTTCGGCTCTGTAATGCTTGGCTGTGATGGTGACACCAAAGCACGCGCCAATAGCGAGACACAGAGTAGCAGTAATTAGCTGTAATTTAAGATTCATAGATTATGTAAGCAATTAAACCTATTAACATTGCAAGCAGTACAAGATAGCTTGCAACCTGAGCATGAAACTCTTTCTTTGAATATTTCTTATAGTCAATTGAGAGCTTAATTAAGCCTATGACAAAGAAAGCAAAGAACATCAGATAGATGATTAAAAATGTTGTTTCAAGAGAAGTCATATGAACATTTTATTCATAAAGAACTCTTTCATATCTTTGGATAGTTGGATATCTCTTTCAACTTTAGATATAGCTTGATTTAACTCGATTAGGCTTTTTTCAATAATAGGTAACACAGAGCTTTCAACTTTAGGAAACTCCAAAAACTTGATATGTTCAAATTTAAAGTTAATACCTTGATTACACTTAGCATACAAAAGAGGCCAAGCTATTGAAGAAAGAAGTTCATAAAAGCAAGCTGGGTATTTTTTAGGAATAAAGACACACCATCGTGTAGCATCCTCAAGAACTGAATCCGTATCAATGCGATTAACTTTTTCAGATGAAGCTGATAGAGCTACATAGCAGCATCCTGCTTTATAGGTTTTGCCGGTAACTCCTCGTTCAAAATCGCACCATGCATTGTAAGGGACCATTTCCATGCTTCAATTGCCTGTTGTTCTTTTAAAGAAAATCCTTTTAAGGTAGATATGTTTTTTAATAACTTTTGCTGATTATCAAACAGCTCATCTTCTATTAAAACTAATTCGTTTATTGTCTCTGCTAGTGGTGGCGGTGGAGTGTATTCAAATGAATTTACATATCTTGGGATGTTGAGGTTAAAGTCATTCTTTACAACTTCTTCATAAGTAGCAACATGAGCTAACTTTTCAACTTCACTTCTTAAGGCATATAAGCCCAAGATCTTGTTGATATGTTCTTCATTAACTTTGTTGAATTTACCCCTTTTCTCACATAAGGAACTTGCGTCAACAACTAAAAGATCCTGAGTCTTTTTTTTGTCAAATACTAAAAGATGTACAGGAATAGAAGTGCACATAAAACAATTATTAGGCAAGCCAATAACTGCATCTACAATATGATCTTTAATTAAGGCTTGTCTGATGTCACCTTCGGAATTACCTCTAAACAAAACGCCATGAGGTAAGATGTAGCATGCTTTACCATCATCTTTTAATAAACTTAAGCCATATTGAACAAATGCGTAATCTGCTGCTTTTGTCGGAGCAATTCCATACTTATAACAAGATCTATTCTCTTGAGTCCATTTTAGCGAGTAAGGCGGATTGCTTATAAGCACGTCATATGGTTTTGACTCAATAGCTTCAACTTCTGCAAGTACCGAGAATTGAGAACCTTTTGTAAGCCTATACACATGCTTATATTCTTGAGTAAGAGAGTCACCACAAAGCACTTCGCCTTCAATATTTCTAACCATTAGGTTAAACAGCAGGAAAGGAATTGTGCGCTCAGAAAACTCTTCACAGTGAAAATAAGCAGATGGGTTAATTTTCCATAATTGAATTGTTAACGCTCCAGTTCCTGAGCATATATCAGCAGCACTCTCAAAATTTGAAGGTAATAGCTTTGCAGAAAGCTCTGCAATCCCTTCAGGTGTAAAGTCTTGCTTTAAACTATCTCGAGCTGCATCGTTTAGCTGAAAGTCAGCCATTAACTCATCTTTAGAAAGATCATGTTCTTTCACATACTGAGCACATATCTCATTTGGATTTTGCAAGAGTAGAGCTAATAACTTTTCCGATACTTGATATGATTCTTTTACATTAAAGTATTCACAAAAGTTCATGCTATATACCGTCAATAAATCTTAGTGCGAGACAAACACCATTAAAAAGATTATTTACATATCAATTAACAAATTTGTTTGTCTCACACTTAAGAACTATCTAAAAGAAAACATGTGAGGAAGAGGTTCTTCTAAACAGTTCTTAAGTGTGAGTTGTCTGTTTTACTTCTGACAGCAAAGAAGTGAGAGTGACAAATACCTGAACACGTGGAACCTTTTAAGAAAGAAAAAGCTTTTGTTCGGCTTTGCGCCTTCTAGTTAAACCAGGTAAGACAACACCGCCAGCTTTGTTAATATCTAAAAACTCAAGTGATGCACCGTACTTATCGCCTTTTTTCATCTTAGCCCAAAGTTTATAGCTGATTAAAGTTTGAATTGGTGTTAACTGACGACCATCTTTAGTACGTTTTCCTGACAGATTAAAGAGTAAACTACAGAGAGCATCAAACATGCCTTGAGTAACTTCAATTTCATCGGCATTCAATGCTGCTGTAATCTGACGTTCTACCTTTTCAAGATCTAACTTTAAAAGACGCTCAGCTTCAAGTTCTGTACAAATACTGTGCTCATTAACATCAGGACCATGGTGACCATAGCCAATAGTCCATCCTTTTTCGCTTGATACAGGCTTATATGCAGCAGTTCTTAAACCTTCAAAATTCATTATAAGAGCAATACCATGACTACTTACTTTCATCATCTGATTTACTCTCAACTTTCAAGTTAATAACTTGTTTAATCTTTAAAGAGATATAGTCACTGCCCAAGAAGCCTACGAATGTACCAATTGCAACACCTAACTCCAAAGGCCACTTAAAGTAATACTCTGAAATTAAGATAAGTGCAGATGAGAGCATAGAGCATGTCAGTGCTTCACAAATCTTAGCCATGAATTTGCGCTTGGTAGAGCGTAGATATGCCATGACAAAAGAGCAAGCTGTACCAATCATCAAATAAATGACTTCTGGGGTTAAATGTTTATACATAAGAAATAAAAAAAGCCCTCAATTTTTTGAGAGCTTTATTGTTGACAAATTAGGATAATCTATGAGGAAGAGGAAAGCACTGATGTTCAATACGTACTTTTTCACTCTAATTGTTTTATAGTATATTCTTAAAAAACGATCCATTAACGACCAATTAACGATCTTTTTATCTATTTGATTTTAAAGAATAAAGTAGTATTTTAGGGAGGGTATAGCTGTCTGCTATAGAGATGACGGCCTTATTTTAAAAATCTATGTAGCTAGACGAATTTCGGGCGCCTTGCCACCCGCAAATATAAAAATACTGTCACAGTACCTTGACAACAAAACTATTGACGACTGTATTTGCTTGGAAAGATATATCGTATTGCTTGAACGCAGGAAGCAATGAAGGAAGGACCGGCAAGTAAACACCCCATCCAATCGTTCTTAAAAACGATCATAAACAAACCAGATAGAAGGAGAATACCTGAGAAAAATAATAAAATATAAACGAAAATCTGCCCTGTGCGAATTTGAGCCATATTTTCAGTATGACTATTCTGTACAATCTGATTCTTTCTGTTCTGCTCTTCAAGAATACTAGTCTTTTGCAATTGCTGATCAGATTCTGCCATTGACAAAATTCGTTCAGCCGCACCAGGTAATACACTATTGTAACCAGCAAAAGCTTCCGGTGTTGGTAATGGCCCCTGGTACATTACACTGCTGTTAATCACTGTAGGCTGTTTGTTTACTCTAGTTTGCTTGACCATTCTTCATAACCTTGTCAGCAGCGTTTCTAATTAAGTAACCCACATTGTCAAAATGTCTGCCTATACCGAAAACATAAGGCTCTTGATCTTTTGAATTTAATTCGGCAATCATGCGCTTATTTCTCTGTTCTACAGCCATTCCAAGAGTATGCAAATCAGACGTTTCGAAAACAAAATTAGAGAGTTTTGCAAACTTAAACATATTTGTTTCTCCATAAACAAATCTTTACCAAAGTATAGCATTAAATTAAAAACTCTCCACAAACTTCTGATAAATTCTATCTTTGAATTTCTCCTGTCTGTCGTAGCTCTTAACGAGATCTTGTGCGTACTGCGGTGTCCTTGGTTCAAGATGAGATAATTTGTCAACACCAAGACACCAGCGAACAGCCTGAGCAGGATCATCATGAGCGCGTTTGTAATGACGACATAAGCGCCTTACCTTCTGATACGAAATATCCAGAGCCTTACAACATTCAGCCATTGATCTGTATTCAGTGCCCTCGTAATTAAACGCTCTCATACTTAGCCTCCTTCTGCAGATAATCGAGTACCAGTTTTTCGCCAAGTACGATTATGTCTCTTACCGCACTTCCTGTGAGATAGCGTACAGCGTCATCATATGGAGTGGCATCATACCTGTCTTTGTGACGTACACGCTTAACCGCAACGCGCTCTTTGAGTACCGACAGGATATCGTACTCATCAAGCCCACGAACGTAATACATCGCAAAGAGCCTATGTACATTAGGACGTGACTGTTTAAGCCAGCACATAGCCTTCTCCACTTCAAGCGCACTGTCGTCGTCAATAATGTAATCCTCATGCGCTAATCCTGGATGAAGATATCCCACCGCGCCAAAGTAACGAGCCCACAGCCCATAGTTATGCAGCAGATTGAGATATTCAGAGCTGTAGCCGTTTTGAATAGCTTCAAGAATAAATCTAGTCATCATCCCACTCCACACAAACTTCAACTCTTGGCTGTTCGTCATCACAAGCCCACAGCTTAGATGCGCGTAATTCAGTAACCTGTACATCGTCGCGATAGATAATTGCATTCATACCATCAAGAATGGCCTTGATGATATTATCGATATCTGGCTTACCTGGTCTTACTCTTGAACTGCCATACTCACTAATCAGCGCACGCTGTTTCTTGGTGTAGCTCTTAGGTACTCCAAAGAAAGCCTTAATACCAACTCTGCAAGGCTGTGAGTAGTCTGGCTTTACCACCATGGAGTCTAACGCATGCTGAGCCTCATACTTCACCAGAGCTTCATAATTGCGTGTCTTAGCCGGAGTAACAGCATGACCGCCAAAGAATCTAGGTCGCCCTTTGCCACATGGTGTACCTGGTACTGAGAATTTAAGCTGCAATTTTTACTCCTTA